GATTGGAAACAAGCAGCCATTGACGCAATTGCCTGGGTTGAAGAACAATGGAGCGATGAGCACTTCTGCGTAGTAGGTGTAGCCACCAATGACGGCTTGAAATTACAGCATGCCATGGGCGCACTAAGCAGATTGGATGCTGACCTTGGACGCACTGGTAAAGTACTGTATGCCAGCGGACGTTCTGCCACAGCAGACGAGCTACTGATCACTCGTGATTTTGATCCTGGCATTGATAAAATTGCACCGTTGACAAATGAACAAATAGTGTTTGTTAACTTTGAAACGCAATATTACGATCACGTTTTCTTTATCAGCAACAAAACAAAATTTGGCGATTTGATTGCCGACTTACAAACTGATAACAGATTACAAGACTTGACCATCTCCGGACGTAGAACATACAACTGGACTGGCCGCCCTGCTGCCTTGGGTGTAATACCACAGCAGTACAGCACCTTGCCAGGTTTTGATACATTGGTAAACGATATTGTAGCAAGTCACATGCCCGAACGTGTGGCATTTGATACAGTAAAAACTGACATTGCTCGTGGCAACGTAGTTCCTTCAAAGAAAAGCGTTATCGCCAACATTGTGCAAGACAGCTCAAGTGCGTACCTGTATCGTCAAGGACTGCAACGAGCCGTCGGTACAAACTTGGCAATTGATGCACTGTTTAGAAACAGAAACATTGACATTCCTGGTAACGAACAAGACATCAGTGTCAATGAACAGTGGATGTTCAACACTGGTGAATTTGGAAACTTACGAAACAAAAAGACTTGGGAAATTGAGCTTCGCAAAAAAGATCTAACAAGCAACAGACAAATCATTCGATTCAGAGATGATGCATTAGGCGTAGCTGATGTGAGAAGCGACAACATCATTGACATAGTTGGTAAGAATGATCCACGTTGGGTTTCTCGTCCAAGCAACTACTTGTTTGGCACAATTGATAGAAACAACATAGACAAAAATTACAGCAAGTCACAAAATTGGTTGCCAAGTGCTGGCCTGGCTGATGTTGTTGAAACAGACATTGAGATCATGCGACTACGTGAGCTTACATTTGACAAGTTGCTGGAAATTGAACAGTCTGCGGTATTGTTTAAAACACAGTCGTTCAGCAGATACAACGATTACAACATCGGAGACTATGCATGGAATCAGGGCAAGTTTTACAAAGCCAAGGTACGTATTGTTGGCTCGGCAGTTAGTGCATTTGACAGCACACAATGGTCCGAAGAGACAATCACAGGAGCAATGTTGCCATCTGTTTGGATTAGTGACTATGCGTTCCCGCAAGGTTACGGATGGAATGTATTGCAAGCATTTGCTCCTGCATACATTGAAGAAATCTGTCCAAACGCAATCAACACTGGCCTAAACGAAAGCAAGGCTTCATTTGCAAGTCCGCATAGATTATCAGCAGGAGACAGTTTCATTATTGCTGGCAGCAACGATGGCAATTACAATGGTGTACATCGTGTTAAAGCAGTGGTTGATGATTACAACGTTTTAATCGAAGCTCGTAGTACCAGCAACACAGTGATTTACAATGCAGTTGCATTCAAGTTAAGCTCTGTTAAGTTTACTACAGATGAGGAATTTTTAAATTCTTCGTTGATTTTTAGTGCAGGTATGTCAGCGTATGTTGACTATGGTGACATTGAAGGAACTTATAAGATTTATAATTTCACTGGCAACGGTAGTGTAAACTCGCATCAGTATGAAACTGAAAGCCACAGTGATACCATGATTGACAGTGCTTCAATTTATCAAGTTCAGTTGTTTGATTATCAAACTGAAAACTTGTTGCAAACCCTTGAAGTATTTGATCCTTATAAAGGCTTGACCATTGACGATGTTGCACAGTACATTGACTTTAAGCAGTTGCCTGATCCAGCCAGCTACAATGTAAGCGAGTTGGGCATCGCCGACGAATACAATTCTACTCCATGGGGAGCCGAATACGTTGGCAAGCTGTGGTGGGATCTTGACAAGGTTCGTTACATTGAATACGAACAATCTGGCGATATACAGTACCGTGCCAACCATTGGGGCGAACGCTTTGCGGACAGCGAAGTAGCCATTTACGAATGGACAGCCAGTGTAGAATTACCAACAGTAGATACTGCACCTGATGCATATTTAGACACCAGTGGCAACGCTGCCGGACAAGTTCGATACAGTGAAATTGTAACAACTGATACAGAATCTGGTGCTACAACCACAACATACTATTACTGGAAGCGTAGTCCTTCAGTAGTACCTGCAGGCGGCAGCAGAACATATTCGGCAGCAGCCATTGAGTCAGTGCTGAACAATCCAGATGCTAACGGCATTGTGTGGATGGCACCTATTGATACCAATGCCTTTATCGTTGCCAACATTGCTGGCTTGTTTGGAAATCGAGACAAGTTGATCTTGCGTATTGAACAAAACGTCAATCCTGAGCAAGTTCACATCAACAGTGTGTTGGTAACAGAAAACGTAGATGTCATTGATGACTTTTTATATCACAGATTGGCTTCCAGTGTAGTGGGCCGAGACAACTACAGAGAAGCATACAAGTTGCACGAATACACAGTTGGCACACAGTATTTTAAAGGCGACTATGTGTATATCAAAGCCAACGGCGTTGATGTAACCACCAATGAATACGGCGGTACTGATTATCCAATTCTACAAAACTTTGATGACACTCGTTATGATGTCAATACTGTTCGACGTGCCACAGCCGGCGATCATAAAATCTATATTGCTATCAATGACTTTGTTGCTAAGACCTTTGCCAAAGATATCAAGCGTAGAGTATTGGTAAAGAGTGCAGCCGGAGCATTGATCAAGGATCCGTATGAAAACACCAACGGATACTATGCAGTGGTCAACACTCGTCGCAAGGTACCTGATGCTGGTTTACACCCATTACGCCGCTATGGCAATGCGTACATACCACGACCACAATCATGGTTCAAAGATGTCATTGCGGCCCGTCGAACCCTGATTGTAGCGGCCAATGATTACTTGTTGAACATTGACACAGTAAGCAAGCCAGACTGGGACAAGTACTTGATAAAGTATCAGCCATTGAATGGATCCTACGAAAAAGACCTAACACAATACTGGTACTACACAGACTATGTTGTGCCGGGCTACACTGTTGGAAATGAACAAGTACAAATCCTTTCTGAAGAGATAGGTTCACTTGACAGCACAGTGACAAATTTCAGCGTAGTTGACATTTACGGCAACATCATTGAAGCGTACACCAAATCCGGCAACAACTTGACATTGATGTATCGTAAAAATGGTACAATACAATTCTCAAATGCTATTTGGGATGGCAGCTTAAATGACGCTTGGGACAAACTACCATGGGACAAGACATATTGGGACGAAGACATCAGTGAAGTTGTGGAAAGTATTCTACGAGCTTTACGCAAGAATATCTTTGTAGGTGAGGATATCAACTGCTTCAACAAGTTGTTCTTTGCCCTTGTCAAGGAAAGTTTGGCTCAAGTTTCAAACGCAGATTGGGTAGTAAAAACAACATATCTTGATGTGTTCCAAACCAGCGAGCGTGAATTAGAGAAGGTTGGTACTTACTACAACAAGAAAGATAAGTTAATTATCAAGTACATTGATGAAGTAAAGCCGTTCCACAGCAAGATCATTGAAGCAAACAAGCTGGACAACGCTCAACAGGATATTGATGTCAGTATCAATGAATCTGTTACACTGACTTGGACAATTCGCTCAATGATAACCGACGAAGAAGGTAATCCAATCACTACCGAAGACGGTCGTAAGTTGTCACCAATTGCAGAAACAATTGTTCAGAATCTGATACAGCAATAAAGCGGGTTATTTTAAATAAACTAAATATCAATATGAACATAACATCTTTACCAGTTAAAATCACAACTCACATTGTGATTACGGATGCTGATACCGGGGAAATCTTGCGAGAAGGCGAAAACGCCATTCATCAGGAAAACATGAGCCAAGTGCTAGCTACAGCACTGGCTCGTGGCCCAAACAGCTTTATCAGCGAAATGCACTTTGGTAAGGGTGCAAGTGTTACTGCAATTGACGGTTCTATTTCTTATAGAACCCCCAACGTATTTGGATCAAACTCTGAGCTGTACAATCCCATGTACTTTACAGTGGTTGATGCACAGGATCTAAACAATTCTGATGCTGCCAATAACAATTTGTCAGTGACACATACAACAGGAACAACTTATAGCAGTACTGTAGTAACAGCAACGCTGGATTATGATGATCCTGTTGCTAGTGATAGTGTTTTCAACATTGTCAACAGCACTGAAGATAGCTTGAATGCGACCACAAGTGTAGATGGTGAAATGGTTTTTGATGAAATAGCCTTGAAAACAAAAGGCACAGCAGGTTTAAATTCTGGAAACTTGTTAACTCATTTTATTTTTCACCCAGTTGAAAAGAGTCACAATCAGCGAATTCAGATTGTGTACACTCTAAAAGTTCAAGCTGGTTAAACCAAATTTAAACTAAATATACAAAGGCAATAGCCAAAAGGATACGAAGAAAATGGCATACGAAGTAAACAAAGCAAACGGTGATGTGTTAGTTAACCTGATTGACGGGGAAATTGACAACACGTCAACCAGTTTAAACTTATTGGGCAAGAACTATCTTGGCTATGGCGAACTAATTGCAGAAAACTTTGTTCACTTGCTGGAAAACTTTGCAAGTAGCATCGAGCCAATTAGCCCAGTTACTGGTCAGCAATGGTTTGACACAGGCGAACGCAGATTAAAGTTAAACACAGACAATTCAAACTGGAAAACTATTGCGTTCTTGGCTGCACAAAATTCTGTACCAACAGTTGGTACATCAATCCGCGGCGACTTCTGGTACGACACAGCAAACAACGCCATTAAGATTTACACAGCAGATACAACATTGCCAGGCACAAACGGCAACGGTTGGATGAACATTGGTGCTTTCCAAGGCAACCGTGAAACTGCAACAGGTATGACATTCCTAGACTTGTTAGACACAGCCAGCAACTTGCACAAAGTAGTTGCAATGTATGCCATGGGCGTATGTGTAATGATCATCAGCTCCGACGCAGACTTTACTATTGCTAACTCGCATGCTATACTTGGCTTTGACGAAATTGGCAAAGGTATTAACATGAATACAAGCGGCCGTGATTCAACTGGATTTGATACAAACGCATTTAAGTTGCGCGGTATTTCAGTAGAAGCTGAATTTGCTGACGTTGCTGAAATTTATACAGCTGACGCAAGCTACGAGCCAGGTACATTAGTTGCATTAGGTGGTACTGCTGAAGTAACACAAACAACAGGATCAGCTGATACAAACATTTTTGGTATTGTTTCAACTCGTCCAGCTTACTTGATGAACGCAAAACAAAAGCGTGAAAAGAACGCATTGCCAATTGCAGTTGCAGGTCGTATTCCAGTTAAAGTTACCGGCACAGTTGAGCGTATTCCAGGTGTTGCAAGAGTTGCTACACAAGAAGACCCAGCTTGGAGCATTATTGGCCGTAGCTTAGGACAGCACAGCGGAGAAGGCATCGGCAAGATCGAAGCAACTGTTGGAGCTCGTTAATAAATGACGACAAAACGCTACATTGTTGCGCTCGACAAAGGCGTTGACTATAATACATTTTGGACTCAAGTTGAGTCTGCTACTGCTGGCATTACTAACATTCCGGATCGTCCAGTTACGATTGCCAACCCTCGTTGGGCATTTGAGCGCATTTGTGAATATGAGTTAACTGATGCTGAAGCAGAGCAGTTGCGTAGTGATCCCAGAATTGCCGCAGTTGAAAGACCAGTAAGCGAACTGCCTTATGTTACCATTAATTATAATTCAATTACACCAAATAAAAACTATAACAAAGTAGTAGATGGTGCAGGAGTTACACCAGGCGCAGGCCCCGAAGTAAACTGGGGATTAGTTCGTCATAGCAATACTTCAAATGTATATGGGACAGGCACAACTACATCTTCAAAGTATACATATGACCTTAATGGAACAGGCGTTGATGTTGTTATAAACGATTCTGGCTTACATTGGTATCATCCTGAATTTGACAATCGTGTGCCAACTATCAATTGGAATTCAATTTACCCATACTATGGATCAGACAGTTATAGCGATGGCAGCGGCCACGGGACGCATGTAGCTGGTATTGTCGCAGGTAAAACCTTTGGTTGGGCAAAGGGTGCGACAATTATTCCATTAAAGATAGAAATTGATACAGCCAATGGCAGTACATCAGATCCATTGGATATGTTTGAAGCTTTAATTTTATGGCATCGTAGTAAAAATGGAAGTAAACCAACGGTAGTCAACATGAGTTGGGACCTTAGACTACACCCAGAAGACAGCTCGGGTTATTTTAATTATTATCCAGCCATCACTGGAGGGGTGTACAGGGGAACTCCTATACTTCCTGGTCAATCGGACCAGTATTATCAGACACGTGGCGGAATACCATTAAATGGTAATGGACTACCTGTACAATCACCTGCAACTTTTGCAGAACTTCCATATAACTCAAATGCATATAATTCTGCACTTGCTGAAGTAATTGATGCTGGTATAGTAGTAGTGCAAGCCGCCGGAAATAATTCATTTAAAATTGATGTCGCTGGCGGCCCTGACTATGACAATTATATCAATTTAGTTGGAAGTACAAGCCCAGTCTATTATCATAGAGGGGCAAGCCCTAAAGATCCAAGAGTAATAGTTGTAGGAGCATTAGAAAATCTTGCTTATAGTACAACACAAGATCAGCCTGCAGAATACTCTGTTAAAGGCCCAGGTGTTACTGTTTACGCCGCAGGCACAAATATAGTAAGTTCGTGGAGAACCAATGGGCTGTTTGAAGGTGAGCCATATGTGCATGGGACATCTGCAGAACAAGTAAACTATAGGCAAAAGAGCGATACAGGTACATCAATGGCAGCGCCACAAGTTACTGGAATGATCGCATTGCATTTACAACAGTACCCATTGTCAAATAATAATGCGCCTACTAATAGTGAAACGGTTAAGTCTTGGTTAATTTCAAATAGCTTATCTAATCAAATATATGATAGTGGTACGTCAACTTCATACATGAATACTAGGTCTTTGTTAGGCGGTCCAAATCGTATTGCTTACATTAACCCAGTGACAACTACACCACCGCCTGCGACATATACACTAACTGTAAACAAAGCCGGCAACGGCAATGGAATAGTAACAAGCTCACCAGCAGGTATCAATGGATCAGGTAGTGCAACATTTGCCGCAGGCACAGTTGTTACACTATCTTCAACAACAGCACCTAATAGTACATTTGCTGGTTGGTCCGGCGCCGCAACAGGTACAGGCACAGCAACCGTTACCATGAACAGCAACAAAACAGTTACAGCAACATTTAATGCTGTAGTTGTCCCACCTACATATCCACCAGCAGGCACTTTTCTAAGATTTGAATGTCAAGGGTATGACAAATACAGCGTTTATGCCAATGGCACAGGTGGCGAGTACAGCACATTAACTGAAGCTAACAGCGCATTTTGTGATTATGTTGCACCGCCTACATATCCACCACGTGGTACAGTTATCAGCGAAGGATGCGTACCTAATACAACTACATATCGAGTTGTAAAGGCCAATGGTACCGGCGGCACCTATAACGTTGATACTCGTAATAGCACACAATGCGGATATGTCCCTCCCCCACCAGCAGGCCAGCTGTTAAGAACAGCTTGTATTGGATTTAACCAATGGGGATATTACACTGACGGTCAAGGTGGCGAGTACAATCAGCTAGTAGAAGAAAACAGTGCTGCCTGTGGCTACACTCCACCAGAGCCAACTATTAGAACCACACAGCGTAAAAAAATTACTGCTGAAGACCTAAACAAATTAGCATCTGATGTTAATGAATTGTTTGGAGACACACATGCAGGTGAAGGACCATCTACTGATCCTCAAACACAAAACGACATTCGCTGGGGCTGGGGCGGAGAAAATGTTGAATATGTACAGCCCAAGCAAAAGCTGACAGCCGCTTTTACCAACGAGCTTGTTAACCGCATTAACCTAAGCACATATCGTACAAACAGTGACGATCAAGTACTTGTTATTGTAGAACAAGGTGACAAAGTAACAGCGGACTTTTTTAATGCCGCGGCAACATTGCTTGAATCTGCACGTAATGCAAGAAATCGAGTTGATCCAGCTTTAACTACACTATCAACAATTCGAACAGTTGTAAGCAATGGCGCTATTTGGAGACATCAGTTAGAAAACGTAGTTGAATTTGACTTTGAAGGATACGAAAGTGCTCGTCACTTTTTCAATGCAGGTGGAGACATCCGTTTGGCATTTTCAATAGCCGAAGGATATAACGCAGGCTACCACACTTGGCGTGGTATTTTTATGGACCAAGGCACTTTACGACTAAACGTTGAAACAATGTCTAGCTTAAACAACCGTGGTATCAGCCAAGACGTTGGTTTTGCTGAACTTGTCCTTGGTGAGCAACTACTATACACTAGCCCGTCTGGTGGTGGTGGCGAGTATGGCGGATATGGCGGATACGGCGGATACGGAGGTTATGGCGGATACGGTGGTTATGGCGGCTATGGCGGATACGGAGGTTATGGCGGCTATGGTGGTTATGGCGGATACGGTGGTTATGGTGGTTATGGTGGCTACGGTGGATACGCATCAAGCCGTGTAAAGATCTATGGCAACATTGAAAACAATCGTTTGCGCTTACGTACTTTGCTGGACCACGCTGGTTTAGGCACCAAAGTAACAGGAACAATCACAATGGCAGTATCCGTTTCACAACCATCAACTGTGGTAGAAAACGGTGTGACATTAGATCTCCCAACCCCGTCAATTTCAATTCACACTCCTTGGCAAGAAATCTAATTGGTTAAACCAGGATTTGTACGTTGGTAAATAACAACGTACATAATAATTCTGGAACCAAATGGATACACGCCTAAATGATGCATTGGCCTTTGCCAACTATAGACTAACGCTACAAGTTCAGCGCCAAAACATCGAAGCACGAGTAAATGCGGCTTTGATCGTGTCTTACCAAAATGCAATTTTCAAATCAACCCAAACACTGATTACATTTGTTGGGCTTAGAGCCATGCGATCAGACAAGCTGTTGGTTGAGGATAACAGTGGCAATGTTATCCACATTGAAAATCCAAACGAGTTCCTAACAGAGTTGCTAACAGCGTATGATGCTGCCATGGATCTAAAGCAACAAGAATTACAAAAATTAAAGTCAGCACGTAGTACTGCTAAAATTGTAGGACTGTAATATGAGCACCAGGGGCTTTATGATGTTCGCTTACAACAACGAACAGTTGGACTACACTCAATTGGCCCTGGTCGCGGCTTATGCATGTAAAAAGTACATGCCCAATATCCCAGTTGTGCTTGTAACCAATCAAGCAAGTTTAGAGCAATGTAAGAACACACATGGCCAAGCAATTATGAATGCTGCCTGGGATGACATTATCTTAACCAATCCTGAATATGAACGTAATATGCGATTACATCACGATGGTGCATATCACAGCTTCAACGCACAGTTTACCAACACCAACAAGCACGACATTTATAATCTAAGTCCATTTGATGAAACTATTCTAATAGATACTGATTACTTGTGTGGCAATAACAATTTGGAAAAGTTATTTGGTAGCCAATATGATGTTGCAATGTATCGTGACGCTCGCAACTTGCAAATGCAAGAGCCATATACAACAGAACGCTGGTTGCATTATGCAGGTATTCGCATGTGGTGGAGTACTGTAGTATATTGGCGCAAAAGTGAAGAAGCAGAACACTTCTTCAATGTATGGACAGCAGTTAAAAAGAATTGGGAGTACTATCGCTTCTTGTACAAGTTCCCTGGTACACTATATCGTACTGACTACTCTGCGTCTATTGCCGCGCACATGTGCAACGGTTGGCAAGACGGTGGCTTCATTGGCGAGATTCCCAACTACATGCGATACCAAGATCAGCGCGATGATATTGTAGAAGTCAAAGGTCCTAACCACTGGGTCATGTTAAGCAACTTGCCCGAAGAGTGGAAAAACATTGTAGTAGAAGTCCGCGGAGAAGACGTTCACATGATGAACAAGAAAAGTATACTTCGTAACTACGAAAAGATCATGGAAGAACTAGCATGACACTGCATATTATTACGCCGCCAGATTATGATGACCATGCTAAGATTACGTCAATGGATGCAAAGTTTGTTAATGCCTCTGTTGAAATTAATATTGTCAATGTTGAAAAAGATCCATACAGTCAAATTCGTCAACTTGCTACACTTGACTTGAAAGCAGGCGACATTATTTGTTTGGCAGGAACATGTACACGGCAATCATCTGTAGCAGTTGCTGAACTTGCTGCCGCAAAGAAAATAAATCTCATGCCCGGAACAGGCACAGATCACCGCGGCGTTCCAATTCAACCTCACAAGATAAATGCACGTGCCGCAATTGAGAAAAATGACATTACAGCTTGGCCTTACCTAATGGCAATTGGCGATCCAGAGTTGGCTAAAAAGAGTTTTGAAATCTTACCTGATTTAGATAGCACACTATACTGGCCCAACTATGTGCCAGAACCCGATCAAGTACGCATTGAGCATTTGCTGGCCGTAGTAGCCGCAACAGGATTATGGGAAACTCCCGAATGGTTTAAAATTGTTGATTTAAGTGTTAGAGACTTAGAGCTTGCTCCAGTTATGTACGCAAGTCACATGTGGCATGATTGGATTGCCTTCTATCCTGCCAACGGAAACTTCAAACTTGAAAATCACTCACAGCTCGATCCAGTTTGGTTAGCTGGTAGCACCAAGCCCTTGGAATATTGGTAATCATGGCTGAGTTAAAATTTGAAGTACGCCGACGAGAAAAGAAACGAGCAGAGTTTTGGTCTGTTAACTATGACGAGCATACTGGCAAGATAAAATCAATTGAGCCGGGTGATCGTCAAGTTGCTGGCGTGCTTATAGTTAACTATGCTCGTGTTAAGAAAATTCTAGCAGGCGAAAGCAATCAAAACGATTACAGAGTATCTCTTAACGAGAATCTTGGTGTACTTGACTTGGTAGACATAAGACGTCCTCTTGAGTATAAAAAGAAGCAAGTGTATCGCGGATGGTTATCGGCCGCCGAATCCGAAAGCTACGCACCGGCTTCGTTACGTGCAACACTATTTGCAGACACAGGACATATTCGATTTGAAGCAAGTCGAGCCTGGACCACAAGAGTAAAAGACGGCCTAGACAGAAACACAATGGCCGACAGTATTCCGTTTTTCATCAGTGATGCACAAGACCCACATAACTTATTTGGTTTTGATTCAATTAACTTAGCAGAAGTTATTGAACGTGGATTTTGGGAAAAGCGTCTTTGGGCGTTTATGGATCATGACATTATACAAAAAATATTGTATCATGGACAAGAAGTTCGCATCAACATGCAACCAGTTGCAGATAGCTTTAACTTTGTGCGAGCTCAACAGCATTCTGAGTTTTCTGAAATCATTGACGAACGCACAATCCTTAGTAGGACAGGCCCCGGAAAGCATCTTAGTGTGTATTCCAAGAATGGCTCATTATGGGTGCAAAGTCATTACACCAAGGGTTGTGCAATTGATCAAATAACTGGCAATTTGTCAGTAGCAGTATTATCTCGGCCCGACCCCGACTTCTTCGTCGGCTGGGCAGAATTACCAGCACTGATGCTACGACAAGAGCATCCATTTGAATTGATTTCAAATTGGCCAGACCATGTGACGCCAAGTTTGTTATATAAAGCAAACAACTTAGATATAGGAGTACTCCAGTGAAAACCCCAATTACAGAATTTGATGTAGTGTTCATCAGCTATGATGAACCAAATGCAGATGAAAACTATGCAGACCTGCTAGAAAAATGCCCATGGGCTAAACGTAGCCATGGAGTATATGGCAGTGATGCTTGCCATAAAGCCGCAGCCAAACTAGCCGAAACAGAACGTTTTATCACAATTGATGCAGACAACAAAGTTCGCCCAGACTTCTTTGAAATGGAACTTGACTTAACCAAGTTTGATCGCAGTGACGTACTAAGCTGGAGCGGAAAGAACGTTATTAACGGCCTGGTGTATGGCAACGGCGGTGTTAAGTTATGGCCTAAGAAAGTTGTGGAACAAATGCGTACACACGAAGCTGTCGACGGCGGTGCTGGCGCAGTGGACTTTTGCTGGGACATTCACTATCATCAGTTAAACAACATCTACAGCGATGTGTATAATAACTCTACCCCATATCAAGCATATCGTGCTGGATTCCGCGAAGGTGTTAAGTTGGCATTACATGATGGTAAGCCAATGGACTGGAGACAAATTTCTTCACGCAACAACTTTAAAAATCATCGACGCTTGTTAGTTTGGATGAGTGCAGGTCAAGACGTACAGAATGGACTATGGGCCATGTACGGAGCTCGACTAGGTTGCTATTTGACTAACCTGCGTAAAGACTGGGACTACAAATTGGTAGCAGACTTTGAATGGCATAACCAGTACTGGAGTGAAACAGTAATGCCAATGTTTGCTGGCAACGAAGAAACATGTCCAGTGTCAAAGTACAACTGGAGCAAAACAGCACTTATGGCTGAAACTGTAAAGTTAGGTAAACTGCTACGCCAAGAATTAAAATTAGATATAGCCGAACTCGACGAAGCCGGTAGTAGATTCTTTAAAGCAAGTTTCTTTAACCCACATCGTCTAGCACCGCACATTAAAGAAAGTGATGTTGAACAGTTTATCGCCGAGTAATGTTAGATATCTTTTTCATCTCAATGGGCGAGGAAGGCAGCGAAGCCAACTGGCAACGCTTGCTTCAACTTGCGCCCACAGCCAAACGTGTTGATAATGTAAAGGGCATTTATGAAGTGCATAAAGCATGTGCTCAGTTAAGCACAACTAAAAACTTTTATGTGGTAGATGCTGATGCTTGGGTACTGGATGGATTTAAATTCCATTGGGAACCTGATGCTAATACATTACATTGGAATGTACCTGAAACAGAATGTGTATTGGTGTGGCCAAGTCGTAATCCAGTTAATGGATTAGAGTATGGCTACGGCGGCATTAAAATGTTCCCTCAAGCTCCATTTTTAGAAGATAGAGAATGGAGGGTTGATTTATCAACCACTGTGGGTCGTGCCACTGTCAGTAAAGAACAAGTCAGTTGTGAAACAAGATTTAATGCAACTCCAGAATCTGCCTGGATAGGGGCATTTCGTGAGTGTGCCAAACTTGCGTCACTGTCAATGATCAAAAGCAGAGTACGGCGTGCTGTTAAAAATAAAACGCTGGAGTTACAACAATTAGCAGATCATATTGCCGCGGAAACCAACTGGTCACCAGAAAAACGTGCAACACATCGTAAGGTGCAGACCATGCTAATCACTGATCGCTACAGTTACGAATCAAACATTTACTCCTACTGGGCAGAAATTGAAGAATGTAGTTGTAGAAGATTACACTGGGCCACAGTTGGATGGGAAGCCAACAACGGAAAGTACAGTATTCTTGGGGCTCAAGCAGGATCAAATTTTGGATTAAAGTATAGTGATGACTTAGCAATGCTGGACAAGATCAATGATTGGGACTGGCTAAGAGGAGAATTTAAAAATGTCAATGTTTAATGTTAAACCAAAGAAGCAAAGTACAAGAACTACTTTTGCAGACATTCCAGTGGTGTTTCTAAGTTTTGACGAACCCAACGCAGACGCTCATTGGAACATGCTACAACAAGTTGTGCCGCATCAACGTGTTGCACGAGTGCATGGAGTAAAAGGTTTTGATGCAGCTCATAAAGCCGCTGCCGACAGTTTCCCCACTAGTGATTATGTTATCACAGTTGATGCTGACAATCAAGTTGATCCAAAATTTTTCACTAAACGATTACCACAGAACATGACAGGGCAAGTTAGCTACACTTGGGGCGGACGACAAGTCACTAACGGACTTATGTATGGCAACGGTGGATTGAAAATGTGGAGCACCGAACATCTTGCCAACATGAAGAGTCATGAGCTTGCAGATGAAGAACGTGATGCTGTAGATTTTTGCTGGGACTTTCAACGCTACAAAGAACTACCAGGATGCTGGAGCAATGTGCATACAAATGGCAGTGCTTACCAAGCGTTTCGAGTTGGCTTTCGCGAAGGTGTAAAGCTGTCAATGGAACAAGGCCGTTTGTTGGCATTCGACGAATGGTCAACTACAATGCACGCCGCAAACTATCAACGACTACTAACATGGATGACTGTTGGCAAAGATGTTGAGCATGGTATTTGGAGCATATACGGTGCAAGACTTGCAGTCAAGTTATTGCAGTACGACAACTTTGACTTTGTAAACATTCGCGATTACGACTGGTTTAAAGAATTCTTTAATATGCACAAAGACGCCGATCCAGTGAAGGCCAGCAAGAGTCTAGGAAAACAAATAAGCGATGGATTGGGTTGGATACTTCCGGATCTTGATGCTGATCAAAGTGCCTTTATCAAACAAACTCAACTGCACCCTGACAAGCCATTGACATATGAAGATGTTGAGTGGCGTACCAATTTAAGTTTATATGGATGGTTCCGTGGATAAAAATACAGAGTTAAGATCATCGTTATTGTATTTCGTTGACGAAGCGATTGGCTACAGACATAGCCTACACTTCCTTCACCGTTGGTTAGAAACAGGCGAACAATCGGAGCTGGAAGGATTGATACTTGAAGTTGGCCGTGAAAACTTTGTAGACTTGCAACCGTTACTAGACACTGTTCGGGATTCTAACAATACGTCTGGTCTTGTGGCACTAAGAAATTTTATACAAATCAACGGAATTTACAGGCACGATAATCCGTCAATTAAAGTATCTCCTCTGCCAGATCTTGATAACAGTGTTCCACAGCAAATTGAAGGCAACTCATGGGTCATGCACAATTGGGTTGAACAAAATACACATAAAAACGTAACACCGTATTTTGCAATAGCCAAGGCATATGGTATCTTTCAAGAAGCCCGGGACAACTTTATTAAAATTTTCGACCTGTTGGAATTGATGTTTGGCACAAACACAACCTTGTTCTCGGCAGTAAAGAACAACAATATTGTTTTGTTGGGCCAATTGCTATCTAAATATTACCCAAGTTGTGAAACACATATCAATAGACTTGCACATTCGCTGGAAGAACACCCAGACCTAAATTGGGCAGATGCGTTAAGTCGCAATCAAGTCAAAAGCAAGTTGTGGCTGATCGAGCAATTGGATGCTCTTAAACTCTTACCCAAGCCTAAAAGACAACTAACAGACCCTACAACTAATGTGCTGTTGGTAGGTGGCTGGGTTGGCATGCTGCCTTTCCTGGCTGACATGAAAGGTAAATTCCTTGACACTGTAACCAACATTGATATCGACGAAAGTGTGCATGCGGCAGCATCAGATTTAAATTCTATTACTGCATCATCTTTTAGAACCAGCAGTAAAGATGTAAGAAAACTTAATATTGCAAAATATGACAAGCCATTGGTAATTGACACAATCGTTGAGCACTTTACTGATCACGGGGCTTGGGTCAATACATTACCAAGAAAAGCCATGATTGTGCTACAAGGCAATGACATGTTTGATGTTCCAGATCATGTCAACTGTCATAAAACATTAGAAGACTTTATTGCATCGTGTGGGTTAAATAACATTATCTGGAGCGGAGAACTAAATCTCTACAAATGTACCAGATACATGGCTATTGGTACCACATGATATTTGACAAACGATTCAAACGTTACGAAAATTTTCGAGTTGATTTAGATAGGCTACGTGCAGAAACGTACACGCTGATGTACGACTATCCAAATGGAGTCTATCATACTCAATGCTCGCTTCAAACTGACGGCTCAGATGATTGGGCCGCTGGAGTTGGTTCCAAGCCTGATATCGACGAATCTATTTGGGATAAACTACATCCTAAATTAGTAGGTACATGGTGGGAGGAGTTTTTTGCTACTCTTCCCTTTAAAGTCTATCGCGCCAGATTGCTGACTATCCAGCCTAGAACATGCTACAGTATTCACACTGATAGAACTCCTCGCATACACATTGCAATTGACACGCATCCGCAGGCTCGGTTTATTTTTACTACGCCGCCGGCTGTGCGTTTCATACCGCCAGATGGGCATGCATGGTGGGTTGATACTACCAAAGAACATTCGGCAATGAACGGCAGTATGAAGCCACGAATTCATTTTGTTGCTTGCCTGGACAACACCGACCCCGATTAAGTCATACATACAGGTATGACATTAGAAGTTATTCATACCTGTGCCGAACACTTTAGTAGTATAGAGCCACTATACAAAAACTTCCTAGCAGAGATTGCAAATGACCCATTGCCAGCCATGGTCAATATGGGCTATGACATTCCTGCTGGGTTAGGATATCTTGTCACAAACCGATCACGCTGGACAGAAAAAACTGGCCAAATTGACTTGTTGCTAGACGATGGTAAAATTGTAGGCATCAGTGCAGTAGAAACAAGCTCGCTTTCAGGAGCATTTGGCAGTGGCGGCAATCGTTGCTGGTTATTGCCAAAGTATCGTGTTCATAACGAAATTACAAAATACCTATTAGCGTCAAACTTGCAGTGGTGCAAAGAACGCGGACATGCAGGTATGATTTTAACATTCAATGATTACAACAAATGGATCTATACTACAATCAAGCGTCGAGTACGTGGCCAAGCTGGCGCATTAGGCCCAGTTTGGAGTACCTGGTGGAATGATTGTGTTCCCTTTGAACGCCAGTTAAATGTTTTTAACACGCCACAATGGGCAGTAGTAAAACCAATTGCCAGCATTGAAGCAGTACTTGACGGCATGAATAATATTGATCGAGAATTTGGGATAGCATGATTATAAACACAGAACGTTCGCATTTAAAATATTGGTACGGCAATGATCGCGATCAAGTTTGGCGCAAGGATAATTTAGAAACAACATCAATGAGCGTAGGTGGATGCGTTCGTAAGCCAATGAGCTTTAAAGCAGAGCTAATTAGAACTGCCCGCATACTAAACAAAACTTATCCAGACTTGACTATCTTTCTAAGCGGTGGCCTAGATAGCGAAATGGCACTGCAAAGTTTCTTGGCAGCTGGTATTACTCCACGCATTGTTACTATTAGATTCCCCGACGATAAGAATATACATGACATTGGCCCAGCTATGCGAATGTTAGATCACATGGGATTGAAATATAGTGTAATTGATGTTGATCCAGAAGAGTTTGTGATGAGCGGGGAAGCATTTGAAATTGGTGCTCGCTATCAAGGTTACAGTTTCTATCAACAACTTCTTATGAAGGTAGCACTTGATTACAATGCGCCAATGATCACAATCGATGAAATTGAATTAGAAAAGCTACCTAGCATCAACTGGGAAACTGGAGAACATTATGACCGTTGGGCGTTCTTAAAGAAAGAAGACCAAGACGGGGTGTGGCGTAGATTTGCTGATGCAACTGGCATTCCAGCACTTAACAACTTTTACAGCTACAGCCCAGAATCTATTTTGGCATTCTTGCAACTGCCAACAGTAGACGATTTGGTCAATGATCGAATTTACGGTAAGTTAGGATGGACTAGCAGTAAGATGAAAATTTATTCGCATCTTGGATACAACTTTAGAAAACGCCCAAAGTGGCACGGCGTTGAAAATTACATGCACTTGTGGGACTATGTACGATACAATGTCTATGCCAAGTCAAACCTAAACTTTGATGAGCGTAACTATGTTATGCCCATTAACGAACTAAGACAAAATTTAATTAACGGAGTAGAGACAGTATGCAATATAGCCTAATGCCAATGACACTTGATCATTTGCCAGGACTTGTAGAGTTTGCAGAGCATATCTATGCACACACGGATCCAGACAAGTACCCAGATTTTAAAATATCAAACGATATTGACGACGCCGAAAAACGTAGAAAGTTCTTTTCAGCCTTTATGCTACCAAGCACATTTAATAACTACAATATCAGACAGTGTTATGCTTTAGTTGATGAGCACGGAGTGTATCAAGCTGCCGTTGGTGTTAAGCGTTGGGCCCATATGCCAAGTTGGAGCTTGAGCTGGTTGCTAAGTCCTAGCATGGGCATAAAGTTTATTCCA